CGGCAGACGAGATCCATCTTCAGCCCGGTCTTCTTCCGGAAGGAGGCGAGGTCGGCGGCGAAGCTCATGCCGGGCCTCCAAGGGGGTAGAAGCAGTTGGAGGGGTCCGGCAGCAGGCCGAACCGCAGGGCGTCCGGGTTGACCCCGTAGCGTTCCGCCGAGGCCTGGACGCGGTCCACGGTGGGCGGCACCACGGGCGTCCACAGGCAGACGACAGCGCGAATGACCCGGCCGCTCATCTCCGCACCAACGCTTCCAGCAGCACGGGATTCGGCCCGGCGGGGGTCGCGCGGACCGCCTTCACGGTCCAGACCGTGCCGTCCGAGGTCGTCAGGGTGTCCCCGGCGTCCGGGACGAAGGGCAGGCCCTGGGCGGAGAGGGTGGCCATGGCGTCCGACTCGCGGACCATGGTTTCGCCGAACTTGGAGCCGAGCGTCTGCAGGCTTGAGGACTCCAGGAAGGCGTCCACCGAGGCCGTCAGGACCGTTCCCGGGCCCGTGGTGAGGGTGGCGCTGTCGTACTCGCCGGGGGTTGCCCGGGCAAGCACGGCATCCACGGCGTTGCCGTAGCCCCGCAGGACATTCGCAGCCGTGGCCGCCAGGGAGTCGTAGAAGCTCATCCGCGCACCAGCGGGACGATCACGCCCGGCACGGAGCGCAGATAGGGGCGGACGAGGGCCAGGACAGCGGAGGGGATCTTCTTGTGGGTCTCCCCCTCGACCTCCAGGCTTCCCACCTTCACGCGCCGCGCGTAGGTCGGGCCCTGGCCTTGCGTCCAGTCGTTGGTAACCAGTTGAAAGGCCATCTCCGCCTGAGCGCGCTTGAGCCAGGTGGGGATGGCGGTGGTGCTGATGGCATAGCCATCACGGTCCTCCACTGCCGCGCGAGGCCAGGCCAGAGCCTGAGTCTTAGCGGTGCGGGCGCCGCGCCAGTCCATGGTGTCCAGCACCACAGCCGCCCAGCGGAGGTAGTTGTCCATCACATCCGAGGCCAGCGCCGTCCAGGTGGTGGCCGTGGTCCGGATGGCGAGGTAGGCCGTGGCCTCCGCCTGGCTGGCGTAGCTGTCCGCGCTCGCGCTTCCGGAGGTGGTCACCAGGGCCATGGATTACTCCGGCTTTGACCAGCCCGCGCCCTCGTGTGCCTTGACACACGAGGGATGGACCAGGATGGTTTCGCCTGCTTTCTCCAGTTCGATGAACTCAACCGCCCCCGGCTCACCCTGAGGCGAGACGGGAGCCGTTGAGATCTTCCGAGGCCGGCCCACTGGTTAGCCCAGCAGGGTGGCAATGAACTCGGTCTTGAGCGCCTTGACGCCCCAAGCCAGACCAACCTCGTACTTCACGCGACGATAGAGGCGGTACATGGCGATCTGGAAGGTCAGGCCGGAGACGGGATCGGTGATGTAGATGACATCGTCGGCATTGTCGCCGCCTTCAGGCATGGCAGGGGACCGCGCGAGAAGCTTGATCGCGTTGCGCTCGAAGACCATGTTGCCGGTGTAGGTGTTGCCGACCGTGAGCGCGTTGGCGGTGGCGATGGTGACCAGGGCGCCGGGCTTGTTGAGGCTGATCGTGCCAGGGGCGGCCACGCCGGTCCCGACCACGTACTTGTTGGTGGAATCCGCGGCGAAGGTCACCACGTCACCCGCCAACACGGTGCCGGTGCCGGTCACCAGCGCGATGTCAGACACACCGGCGGCAGTCGAGCCGGAGGTGACGTAGGACGCGCCCGTGCCCTTGGTGTGGGTGGTCACGGCAGCGGAGACGCCGACGTTGAAGCCCTCCAGCATGCCGATGGTGCCCTGGCGCAGCAGGGAGTCGGTGCCCGCCTCATTCGCGCGGAACAGGCCAGCCTGGATGCCCCGCAGGTTGGCGGCGGCGGTGGTGCCCAGGATCATGTGCATGTCCGACATGGGGCAGCCGTTGTCCTCCAGGATCTTGCGGACCTGGGCCACATCCGTCAGCACAGCGGAAGTGCCGAAGGGCGTGGTGCCGGCGGTGCCGTAGGCGCGGGAGGCGCCGTTCTTCGCCGCGGTCCAGAGGTCCACTTCCACGAGGTTGGTCAGGGCCCGGACGCTCTGGGCGAACTGGTCCGCCAGGGTCTTCTTGTAGTTGCCGTTGTGCGCGTAGCCCATGATCTCTTCGCCGTTCCAGCGGATCGGGGAGTACTTGGACTTCGTGATGGACATGTCCGTGTAGGAGATGGTCTGATCGCCATCGTCGACGGGGTACTGGCCCGGGGTGATGTCCCCCGTGGTGGCCGCAGGGGTCACAGGGACGCGGATCGTCTGGTTCAGTGCCGCGCTCTGGGCGCTGGCGTTGATGTCGACCGCCGGGATGAAGCCCACCATTTCGCGGGCGACGATGTCCAGGCCCTCGTAGAGGACGGGGATCAGGTTGGTCAGGGTGTTGCTCATGTTGGGTGTCTCCTAGTCGACGACCGAGCCGCCGGACTTGATGTGGGAACGCTGTTTTTCGGGGTGGAACGCATCGAACTCAGCCCGGGTCACCGAGCTGCCTCTCGTGTTGGCGCTTCCGTTCGTCGGTAGCGCCCCGCCGCCGCTCACCCCCGCGCCATCGAAGAAGCGGCCATATGCCGGGTCCTTCTTGAGCGCTTCGATGTGCATGACGGGGGTCTTGCTGTCGCCGCCCTTCGTGATCACGCGATGGGTTCCGTCCGGGCTAACCACAGCCTCGTATTCGCCCTCCACGAGCTTCATCAACAGGGGGTCGCCCTTTGCCGCCGCAATCGCTGCGGTCAGTTCGGACTTGATGAGGTGCTGCTTGAAACTGTGCTGGGCTTCTTCCAGTTGCTTCGCAAGTGCGGCCTTCTCCGCTTCCACGGTGGCCTTGAGCTTTTCCCATTCGCCCTTGCGCTCCAGCTCCGCTTTCTCGGCGGTGGCTTTCGCCTCGGATTCGGTCCGCTCCTTCTCCTTGATGGTCCGCTCCAGTTCCTTGCGGGCCTGGCGTTCCTGATCGAGAGCTTTCTTCAGGGCAGAGTTATCCTCCGGCGCGGGCTTCTCACCAGGCGTGGGGGCTTCGGGGGGCTTGATTTCGTCGCTCATGTGGGGCTCCGTGGGGCGGCGTCACGCCGCGATAGGCTTCACGCCCACCTGCCCCAAGAGTCATTCCCGCTGTGTAACCTCCGGCGTTACTTCCTACGCCTCACCAGCGCGGCCAGTTCATCCAAGGTCAACTCGTGCCCCGCTTGATTCGTCAGGTCCGTGAGGCTCAGCTTCCCCTTCGCCCAGAGCCGGTAGCGCGCCGGCCCCAGCACCTCACGCTGGAAGGTCTCGTCCTTGCCCTTCAGCCAGTCCTCATAGGTCAGGGACTGGCTGACCTGGCCATCCATGCTGGCCCGGGTGCCCTCCGGAATGGCGTCCAGCGCCTTGGCCGCCTCGGAATCCCCGCCGGCAGCCTTCGCCAGATCCTCCCAGGAATGCAGGACCGGGATCTGCGTGGACCGGCAGCCCCAGTGCGCCGTGGGGCCCGGGAACTGCTTGGTATGACCGTCTGGAACCAGGACGCCCTCCCCACTGTAGGTCCACCGCAGCCCGTCCAGCGCTTGGCAGATCGGGGTCGTCCGGGCGTCCAGGGTGGACACCCATGCAAGGCCCTTCACCAGATCGAGGTTCGCCTCGAAGACGGCGTGGTGGGCGGCGTTGTTCACGGAGAGAACACTGGTCCTCACCAGCGTCTGGGCATTGCGGGTGCTGATACCCATGAGATCCCGCACCTCCCGGGCGATCTGGTCTGGGGTCAGGTTCTGGCTCATGCCGGCGCGGACGGCATTTTTGAAGCGTTGCAGGATCTCCGTCTCCTGCAGCCCCCACCACTCCGCAGACGGGGCGCCCTCGATCAGCAGGTCGGAGGTGATGGCCGCCAGCTGCTCGGGGGTGACCACGCCGGTCGCCAGTCCCACGCCCACCGCGCCATTCAGCAGGCTGTAGGCGGAGTCCACCTTCAGGGCGGCGAAGGCCCGCAGTTCCCCGGCCATGAGATCCGCGGCCGCGCCCGTCCGGTCCGCGATGGCCGCCTTGGCTTCCTTCAGGAGCAGCTTGAAGATCCGGTCACTGACCACGCCCGGGTGACCCTCCAGGAAGGCCAGGGCCGCCACGAGGTCGCGTTCCAGCCCCCGGTAGTGCGCGGCCACGCGGCCCGATAGACCGGCCTCGTACCGCAGGGTCTCGATCACGTCCAGGATGGCCCGGTCGTGGAAGTAGTCAGGGAGGGCCGACACTTAGGCCGCCGGGGCAGGCTTGGGCACCCTCGGGGGGACTTCCGTGACCATCGGCGCCTGGGTGCTCAGCTTGTCCATCTCCTCCTGAACATCGAACCCGTTGGGCAGGACTTCCGCATCCTGGAGAATCTGGAGGTAGGTTTCCTTGCTGAGCAGGCCCGCCACTACGGCATTTCTAATCTCCGTGAGCATCTGGGCGTCCGGCTTGGCGGTGTCCACGTCCGTGTTCACCCGGACCGTGCCGACATCGCGCCCCGCCCACTTGCCGCTGAACTCCATGGCGAGGTCCAAGGCATGCTGCAGCCCCAGCGCCCAGGCTTGGATGCGGCTCATGGCCTGGGTGGACTCCACGCCGCTTTCCGTGGCGGTCTTCATGACCTTCTCATTCAGGATCTTGCCAGCCATGCGCTGCATCTGGTCCAGGAGGTCCAGGAGGTCCTGACGCCCCGCCTCGATGGCCTTGCCGGTGTGCTCCACGTAGGCGAGGGTCGAACCCGTGGGGCCCAGGATGGCGGAGTTTGGGCTGGCGGCCAGGGAGTTGTCCGAGTCGAAGCCGGACCCGAAGAGCAGCGGCACCCGGGCCACGTGCAGGATGTGCCGCTGGTCGCTGGCGCTCTGCCAGTGCTCCACGTTCTTCCACGCGAGGTCCAGGAGCGGGGGCAGGCCCTCCATGAACCCCGTCCGGCCCGTGTAGACGGGGACCACGGGGATCTCCGTGAGGGTGGACGCGCCGCCGGCCGTGGGGTCGATCACCCACTGGCCCTTGCCCTCGGGATCGACGTAGACGGTAACCATGCCGGGCTCCATGACCCGGATACGTTCGATGGTATTCGTGCCAAACATCCCCTCGTTGACGGTGGCGGTCTCCTTGTACCGGAACTGCGTCAGCACCACGCGCCCGTTCACGCTCTGGGTCCGCCAGCCCAAAACACGCTCAGCGGGCACCAGCACCCAGTAGGGGCGGACGCCCAGGTCCCGCTCAACCTTCAGGGTCGCGCCCTTGGGCACGGTCGGGAAGTCCACCACGATGAAGCTGATGCCGTCCGTGGCCGCATGCTCGAAGGCCGTCCGGGCGAACTGCGTGGCGTCCTGGCTGATCATGTCCACATTGGAAAGCCACTTCTGGACATCCTCGGAGGCGTCCACCTGGACAGGCTTGCGGAAGATCAGGCCGGACGCGAGGTTGATGGCGTCCTTGAACGCCGTGGTCAGCACGGAGGCCTTCTTCCGGGAGTTCCAGGCGTCCAGTTCTTCGAGCGGGTGGCGCGGCAGGTACTCCGTCCCGGCGTCCCGCATCGCCTCCGTGCCCTCCATCAGCAGGCGCGGGAGCTTGCGCTTCTTCTCGGCCTGCTCTTGCGCCTCAATGGGCTTGGCGACTTCGTTCATGGGACCTCCACATATTCAATGGCTTCCTGCTTGATGCCCCGCGCGTGGATGACATACGCCCCCGGGGGCAAGATCACCGCGTAGCGGGGCGGCAGGTCCGGCGTCAGCAGGTTGCCCGCCGGGTCCGTGATCCAGACTTCGGTGGCGTTGGTGGCGGACCACGCGACGATGCGGTTAAAGGTCCAGACCCGCAGCGTCAGCAGCGGCATGGACACCTGGAGGATGAGGGCGGCGAGGATCATTTAGGTGTCCGTGGCGGTGTCGTCGAGGAGCGCCGAATTTTCCTGCAGGTGCTTGAGCCCGCCCCCGAGGAGGAGGCGGATGATGGCGCTGCACTCACGGGTGAGCCGCTTCACCTGGGCTGTGTTCTGGGCGGTGGAAGGGGAGGCGATGGCCAGATATGTTTGATTGGCTGTGAGGGCGGCCAGGCCCTTGGCGCGAAGGTCGTTAGTTACCCACTCTTGGGTGACATCAATGACCACGGGCGTATTGGAAATCCTCACGCCGTTCTGCCAAAGCTCTTTGTAGTGGGTTTCGGTTTTCATGCCGACCGCCTAATTCCCATCATTGGGAAGATATTGCCACCCGAATACTGGACAGTCGTACTTGGGGGGTCGGGAAGGGCACCAGAGTAGCCGTCCGCGAACATGAGAATGGTGGTTGTCGTCTGGGCCGAGGGGGAGGTAGCCGGGACGAGGGGCAGACCAACATAGCCTTGGTGGTTAATCATCCGAGTCCGAACGCCCGTGGTGCCCTGCCCTACTACTGCAAGGTAGTAGATACCGGGAGTAAGCTGTTGGTTAATCGAGATTGTCTTTTCACCCGCCGTTTCAGCCGCCGCTGTACCAGCATCCAACACAAGCGTCCCGGGCTTCCGTGTTGTGGCGTTCATCTTGTATATGCCCATCCGTACAAGGCCGCCCGCGCCTACCGCACTCGTCACATAGCAGGTGATGAGGTCGAAGGTCATGGTGATCGGGACCACCACGATGCCGAACACAATTCGGCTTTCTTGAGAAAACCCACTAGCAGAGACATTCTGGGCGACCTGCAACTGACTGGTTGTTAGGTAGTCATTGACCGCCGCAACCGCTGGCCGGAGGACACCACCGAACCCATCCCATGCCACGCCATTTGTAGCCGTTGAGTCCGCGAAAAGAATCTGCTCGTTTGTCCCCACCGCCAGCCGCGCCGCCGTATCCGCAGCACTCGCCACAATGAGATCGCCCTTGGCGTCCAAGATAGTGTAGGACGGGCCAGCGGTGCCTTGGTTGCCCTGAGTACCCTGGGTTCCCTGGGTTCCCTGTGAGCCCTGAGCACCTTGAGCGCCTACGGCTCCCTGATTGCCCTGGCTTCCCTGGGAGCCCTGAGCACCAGCCGCACCCTGAGCACCTTGCGCCCCGGCATCGCCTTGAGATCCCTGCGCACCAACAGCGCCCTGATACCCCTGCGCGCCCTGTTCCCCATACAGCCCAATGGTCCAGGATGTCTGCACACCCGAGCCACGGTGCGCGGTGTAGCCCACAGTCAAAGTGGTGCCGCTGTAGGCCGTGACCGTGCCGGTGTAGTGGAGCGGCCCGGATAGATCGGTGCCGTAGACGGCACGGACGAGATCCCCCACACGGTAGGCGAGGCCCGCGTCCACAGTGAAGTTCACGGTAAGTGGGAGGTCGGAATAGTCGATGGATGTTGAACTGGTCGTCAGGTAGCCCGCACCTTGGTAGCCCTGAGCACCTTGGTAGCCTTGCGCCCCTTGAGAGCCCGCGCCCTGGACACCTTGAGCGCCCTGGGCTCCCTGGGCCCCTTGCGCCCCCTGAGAACCGGCACCCTGAACCCCCTGAGCGCCCTGGCTCCCCGCCACCCCCTGAACACCCTGCGCCGACAGTCCAACCACCCGCACCGCGGGGACGCTCTTCACCACCACCTTGTCGGTCATCGCGTCGTCCCCAAGTCGAAGCAAACCTGGCCCTGGAGGACCCGCGTGACCACGCTTCCCGCCACGATCTCCACGTCGAAGTAGGCCAGCGGCCCGAAGCCCCGGAGCACTTCACCCGTGGGCAGTTCCTCCTCCAGCCAGCCATAGGGCGCGGTGATGGTGGACAGGTCCAGCGTGGTCTCCGTGAGCTGGGCCGCCGTGATTTCAATTTCAATGACGCCCGCCGTCCCGTCGATGGTCAGACCGGCGGCCGGTGAGCTCGTCAAACTGAGAATCGCGGAGGTGGCCGAGGGCGTGGCCCGGATCTGCATCCGGGCCTCGTAGGTGCTGAGGTCCACGGGGGAGAGGCGGGAGACAACGGCGGCGGCCAGCGCCGAGGGGAACCCTTCGCCATCCAGAACGATGGAACCGGAGGCTCCATTTGCGATGGTCGCGCCCGTGGCGACCGTGTAGAGCGCCGCGTCCCCCAGGAAGGAAAGGATGTCCGCGGCGGCGAAGGTCACGCTCCCGCCGCTGGCGTTGGCCACGGTGAGGGTGATCTCCCCGCGCGGGGCCGTGGCGGTGATGCCCGTCAGGACGGTGGGCGACTGGAGATAGGTCAGGGTCCGGGACCAGTCTGTGCCGGTGGGGATGACGAAGTTGGTGCGGCCCGGGGTCATCGGCGCACCCGCCCCTCAATCAGCCGGTCCAGCTTGTCCTTGATGTCCTTGAGCTCTTCCCGGAGCTCGGACCGCTCACTCTTCCGCTGCTCGTCTGCAGCCTTGAGTGATTCCGTGGTGACCCGGATCTTGTCGTCCTGGCGCTCGATCCGGCTTTCCATGCGGAACCAGCCGGCGACCAGGACGCCAAGCATCCCAACCATCTTGAGGATGTCGGACAGCGCCACCTTGGGCGGGGCCTTCGGCGGGTCCTGCCTCCAGACATTGGGGTTGGCGGGGCAGTCTTCAGGCAAGGATGTCACGGCCGGCCTCCCGGAATTTGGGTGGTGGGTGTGGTGGTGCGATACCCGTTCAGCAGCGCCAAGGCTTCCGCCAGACGGCCACGGAGGATGGAGAGGGACACGACATAGGCCTGGACCACGGCGGACGCGGAAGTCCCGGGGCCGATGGCGTCCACGGGGAGCGGCGGCCACGCCAGCGCCGGAGGCTCAGGGCACGGCACCGCAACAGGCGCGGTGACGACCTGCACGGGCCGATAGCAGGCCGTGAGCGCCAGGAGGCACAGTGCCGCGCCCCTCATTTCGCCTGCTCCCGCAGGTATTCGATGAGGTCGCCCGCAGGGGGCTGGATCGAGGCAGTCTTGGCTTCCCATGAGGCCCGCAGTTCCGCTGCCTCCTGTTGGGCCACGGCGACCCGAGCGGCCTGGGCGTTGGCCTTGGTGCGCCACTCGCTCACCTGCCGCCCCATTTCGAGCAACTGGTCCAGCGCCGCCTCGCGCTCCCGGATGGCTTCCGCGCGGGCTTGGTCCGCAGCCGCCGCGCGTCGCTTCCAGACGGAAAGACGGACCAACACGGCGACCAGAATCACCGTGTAGGCCATGGTCTTCCATGTGAGGATGGCGATCAGGCCGGCCAGCATCAGCGGTTCGCGGCCCACCGCAGGGCTTGCGCCCCACAGTGGAAACCGATCCCAAACGCGCCGATGAGCCCGGCGATGATCATCAAGGTCAGCACAGCGGGCCTACTTGCTGGGGCTGATGCGGTCGTAGAGGCCGATGGTGGCCAGGAGGCCCGACAGGAGCTGGACGACCAGGAGCGCGGTGGCGTTGGCCGGCGCGAGGGTCTTGACGCCCTCACTGACCAGCGCGACGAAGGCGCCCCAGAAGGTCTTGGACTTCAGCAGGTCACCCCAGGTGATGTTCTTGAACATGGTCTTCTCCGGTTTCGGGCGGGTTGGGTGTTGCGCTGGCAGAGAGCGCCCGAACCGCTGCCAGGAAGTCTTGGAGGCCGTTGTCCCCGCCGTTCACGGCGCGCCGGACCCTGATCCACTCGCCGTTCGCAGCCAGCCGAGGGATCTTGTGCCGCTTGAAGTACAGGGCCAGGACCGCCGCGGCCGTTTCGGGCTCCAGCGCGAGGTCCGGGGAGCCCAGGAGGTCAACCCCCAGCGCCTGCCCGTACTCGCGATAGTTGTCCGCCCAGGTGATCTGAATCCAGCCCCGGCCAAAGTAGCCGCTGGGCCAGTAGCGCTCCTGAAGCGCCCAGACGCGAGGATTCCGCACCGGGTGGGCCCTGCCCTCCTGGACGGGTCGCCAGCGCTTGCCGACTTCCACTTGGATAGTCGCGGCTGCAGCGATCTGCACTGGAAGCGTGTTGATCCCCTGGGCGTCCAGTGCCGCTAGGACCAGCGGCCACGCCACAACGACTCCGGCTGGGTCAGCCGGCAGCGCGTGGCAGATGGATTCGACTGTGAGCACCCCGGGACCTCAAAGCAACGGGGGGGCCTTGTCGTTTCGCTATGCGTGTGCCGATAGAAGCTCGGCCGTGAGGTATTAGCCCCCCCTGTGTAGGGTTGGGCGGGGCGTGTAACCTTGGGCGTTACATCAGGACTTGTCGCATCAACTGGGTTGCGCGTGTAGGCCTACGCCGCGCCCCGCCGCCTCAACAGTTCCGCCCGGTACTCACGATAGACCTGCATCCTGGACAGGTTGAACCGCCCAGCGATGGCCGTCATTTCCACCCCGGAGCACCGCAGCCGGTAAATCTTGATCCGCCGCAGGAACACGCCCACGGGTGCGCCCGTCCGGGCAAGATCCTCCAGCAGCATGTCCACCCGCGATTCCGCCTCGTTCCGCGCGTCCTCGGGAGACCGGCCGGCACGGACCAGGCTTGCGGCCATGTGAAGGCACATGATCTCCAGCGCATCGGGTCGGCTCATAGGTGGAACCCCTGGACGGTGGCGGTGCGCTTGATGATGGGGAAGAGGACATGGACCTTGTAGCCGTAGCCGTCAGGCATGTGATCAATCCCAAGGGACTTGTCTGGCTCGGATGTGCCTTCCTTGTAGGTCAACCCATCTAGGCCGCGGATGAGGGACTTGCACCTGGGATGGATGAATGACCGGATCTCCCCGCCCGCGTTGCGCATCATGGCGTTGACCTCGTTAATCCGGTCCACCACTAAGGGGTGAGCGGCAGGGGCGAAAACCTTAAAGCCTGCCGCCTTCAGGATGCTGAAGTCCGTCTGCCCCACGGGCGCGCTGGTCTTCCGCGCGTTGCCAGAGGGGTCCGGGAAGACATGGACCTTGCGGCCAGGCCAGCGCCGCTTGATCTCGGCCACCATGAGGTCGGTGTTCCCGTTCGGGATCTCGATTTCGTCAAAGGTGTGAAGCTGGCCGCCAGGCGCGACGGAACAGCAGGCGCTCATAGGGTTGACGTTAAAGTCCATACCGATCAGCAGCGGCAGTTCGGGGATGTCCACGATGTCGGCCCGCACGTTCTGAGCGCGCTCAAAGTTCTGGTAGCAGCGCCCACTCAAGGCCTCGAAGCTGGCGTGGAACTCCTGGCGGTAGGTCCGGTCATCAAGTTCCGCACGGGCCGCTTCCAGTTCTTCCGGGGGAACGTTCCCGCCGTCCGCCGTGGTGAACTGCCAGGCTTCCCAGCCGGGGGCGTCCTGGGCCTTCGTCCAGAGCTCGTGGAAGTGGTTGAACCCCTTGGGCGTCCCGATGAACAGGGCCCAGCCGGCCTTATCCGCCAGGGCCGCGCGGATCACTTCGAACCAAGCGTCCGGGTCCATGTCCGCGAACTCGTCCAGCACCACGCCATCGAGGCCCACGCCGCGGAGGCTGTCGAAGTTGTCCGCGCCCCGGAGGGCGATGACGCAGCCGTTCTTGAACTCCACGGACAGGTCCGTCTCGTTCACGGCGGCGACCCAACTCATCGGGATCATGCGCTTCAGTTGCTTCCAGGCGATCTGCTTGGCCTGGCGATAGGTGGGCGCGATGTACCAGAAGGTCTGGTCCCGGGCAGAACGGAGCAGGGCGGCAGCCAGGAGGAGCGCCAGCGCCAGGAAGGTCTTCCCGAATCGGCGGCCGGCGACAACGACCTTAAACCGCGCCTTGCTATGAAAAACGCGACCCTGTGGCTTGGTCAGGGTCACGGTCGGCATTACTTCGACTCCGCGGGGACGATGAGGACGAAGGGATCACCGTTGGCGTCGCCCACGTTCAGGGTGCTGGGCAGCACCTTCCCGAGCAGGGTCATGAAGGCCACGGGATTTTCACTCATCTGCTTTTTCAGCCACTCCTGGCCGCCCGCTTCCGACAGCGCGCCGAGGATCATGTCCTTCAGCGCGGCGGTGTTCTTATTCGGGCGGCCCTTGCGAGAACCGCCACTGTTTGGCACTTTGGGAGTTCCCTTCGGCGGTCCTGGTTTTTTCATCCCCTCACCTCCACATGAAACGCCCGGCACACCGGGCACAGGACGACCGTGACGCAGCCGTCGCTCATGTCCTGGACCACTCGACAGGCTTCGACCCAAGTGAAGGGCGGGGAGGCGCACGGGGACTCCTCCATCACCCCACACACCCGGCAGACCCGGGCCTCGGTCATCGCGTCCACGCGGAGCGCCCAGAGGTGGCGGCAGGTGCTCATGCCACACCTTGAATGGGAGGGTCGGTGGGCCAGTCACAGTCAGGGCAGCGGTAGATGGGAGGGAGTGGGCAATCTTTCCCCAGGCACACCCGCACCAGGGCGTAGGCGCCGGTGGAGGGTTGTCCCGGGGCCGGCGGTGGGAAGGGTGGGCGGAGGGGGGATCTCTTGGGTGTGGGCTTGGAGGTCATGCAGCCCCCGTCATCAGCCGCACAGCATCGGCGGCTTCAAGCTGCCGGAGCACGGACGCCGCCGAATCCGCCCAGAACGCGGTGAACCCCCGGGCCGTCAACGCCGCCAGCCATTGCTCCTGGATCGGTGACGGCTTGTTCCCCGGCGCCTTCACTTCGACAAAAACGGCCCTTCCCGCCTTACTCAAGCACAGGAGGTCCGGGAACCCTGCCGGGATCTCCGAAACGCCTCCAGGGGGCAGTTCCACACCAGCAGAGGCCGCGCGCCGGTATGCCGCTGCCCCTCCCGCGTCAACGGCGATCACGAGGTAGCCCTTCAGCCCCAGGGCCTGCTTAATGGCCTTGACGACCTGGCGCTCGGGGTTGGGCTGGCGCTTTTTGGGGGGTGCGGGTTTCCAGGGGTGGGTCATGGAAGGCTCCGATGTAGGCGGGCGCTCATTCCACGACCTAGGTCGTGGAAACTGGTCGAGGTCGTGGAAGCTGGAACCCGCGCCACTGTTACCTTTCCACTACCTCCACGACCTCCACGACCTTCTCTATATAGAGGGGTTAAAATAAAAGTGGCGGAGACTTTAGGGAAATGGGGTCCAGAGTCGTGGAGGTCGTGGAAAGCTAGTCCTACGGCCCATCTAGGTCGTGGAACTAGGTCGTGGAAAGGTCGTGGAGGTCGTGGAAGTGGCCTCATGTCGGCACCCAGACCCGCTGGGTCCGCCCGTCCAGCTTGGGGAACGCCAGCCTCCAGCCCTTCTTCTTCAGGATCTCCGCCAGCTTCATCGTGGTGCCCCGGTTCTGCTGGTTCACCAGGATGCCCATCTGGGACAGGATCTCAGCCGCCCTCACGCCGTCGCTGAGCCCACCCTGCCGGGTCATGCGGGCGGCGGCGATGGCGGTCAAGGCCGTGTCAACCTGGTCCTCCCAGGGGTCCTCAGCCTCGAAAGCCTCACTCTGGATCTCCCGCTCGGCTTCCAGACTGGCGTCCAGCCAGTGCGGGTCGCCGGCCAGGTGCAGGTGCAGGGCCTCCGCCCAGAGTTGGTCCCGCCACTGCGCCAGGAGGGGCAAGTTGATGGTCCCGGGGACAGAGATGGACCAGAAGCGCCGGCTGCCGGTCGGGTCCGTGTGGTACTGGTCCCGGTTCGTGGTGCCGACGATGATGGAGGTCCGGGGGAAGACGCCCACGGTCCGGCCGTAGGGCGGGCGATAGGTGTCCTCGGAACTGCTGATGAAGGCCTTGATCCGCTCCGCCGCCCTTGTATTCGTCAGGTGGTCGATCTCGGGGAGCTCATAGATCCAGCGCCGGTTCAGCACCTGGTAGGCGTCCTTGTTCTCCAGGTCCAGGGGGGTGTCCCCGAACCACTGCTCCCCGGCCAGGGTCCGCCAGAAGGAGGACTTGCCGATGCCCTGGGCGCCCCCGAGGACCATGACCGTGTGCAGCTGGCAGGCCGGCACGAAGACCCGGCGCACGGCGGCGATCATGGTGCGGGTGAAGTAGACGGGCTCCATGTGGGGTTCGAGGATGCCCAGCACCTCCTGGGGCACCGCGGACAGCCGGGGAACGCTGTCCCAGTCCGGCAGGGAGAGCAGCCAGGAGCGCACGGGGTGGAAGGGGTGGCACTCGGCGACGGCCCGGATCTTGGCCGCCACGTCCTCGCGGCCCCAACGCAGCCCGCCGAACTGGTCCTCCAGCTTCTCTTGGACGTGATCCACGAAGCTGTCGCCGACCAGCTGGCCCTCAAAGAAGATGTCCTGGCTCATGGTGTTGAGTGCCAGGGCCGGCCCCCAGGTGGGGTCGTGGCGGAGGATCTTCATGAGGTTGCCGGGGGTGGGCTTGATGTGGCCCTTGGAATCCTTGTGGAGCCGTTCGCTCCAGGTCCCGGCGCCACCATCGTCCACGCTGACCTCGGAGGCCGGGATGGGTTGAGGGCGCCACACGTTGTCCAGCACGGGCAGCTGGGTCAGCAGGTAGCCCATCGGCTCCGTGCCGGACTTCAGGGCGCTGCGCAGCTTGCCGGCCAGGTCCTTCTCGGACCAGGGAGGGCTACAACGGGTGTTCCATCCCGCCATGTGGCCCAGCGCCTGGTCTTCCGTCAGGGCGAACCCGCGAATCAGCTTGCAGGCCACGCGATAGGTGTGGGCGTCCCCGCCCTGCCCTTCAATGGCCGGCGGCGTGGAGTCCATGTAGCGGGCCACGCGTCGGTCGAGGTCCGTGGTGCCTGAGAAATGGAGCACCTTGGGCAGCTGGATCGGCTTGGCCTTCACGCCGATCCACGCCGGCTCGAAGACGGGCAGGACTGTCGGGTCCCAGGCCCCATCTTCCTGGTAGAGCGCGCCGCTCGGATGGATGGAACCCGGGGCCACGACATAGCCGCCGTCACCCCGCACGTCGAGGGGCATGCCCAGGAGTCTCGTGCCGTTGCGCACATCCGTCCCGGGGTGCCGGAAGAAGTAGTGCCGGCCATTGCCGGTCTTGGTCCGCATGGGGCTGGGGTGGTTGCTGGACAGCCAGGCCACGGCCTCGGGGCTGTCCGCGTCCACCACCACCACTTTGGAAATGGCGCCGGTCACGATGCCCACGTTCAGGTCGGCACGGGCGAACCAGGTGCGGATCTCCTGCTCGGTGGCCAGGCGCTGCTGGTAGGGCATCCATGAGGGGATGGCGGGCTTCTTGTCCCGGGCCCGGATGGGGATCACGGACAGGCCTAGGGCCAGCAGGCGCAGGGCCGTATCCAGTGGATTCGGACGGGCGTTGGGGGCCGGCATCATGCCGCTTCCCTGCTGGCCCGCAGCCAAGCCGTGTAGAGGATCACGGAGTGGGATGTCTTCTTGGCCTCGGCTTCCCGGCTGATCGCGTCCCAGGCATCGTCCGGGAGGATGATGGTCATGGGGGTCATGTTGGTGATGGGGGCGAGTTGGTGTCTCATTTCAGCCGCCATGAAATGAACAGCACCATGGAGGCCGCGCCCACGACCCAACCCACGGCCATGATGAACGCGACATCTCGGAAGCGCATGGGAACGCTCGGGCGGTAGGGCTTGCGGGGGGTGTGCTGGCGACCGGCGGGCATTAGCGCACCACCTTGCAAACCCGCGCACTCGCCGGCGTATCAATGGGCAAGAGCCAGTAGGGCGCGATGGCCGGGTGCTCACGCAGCATTTGCTCGACAGTGAGGATGGCCGCCCCCCTGCTGGCCACAATGGCGTGGCGGAACGCGAACTGGACGCGCTCGTAGATTTCTAGGGGGGTGTCGAGGCGGTAGGAGGTCATGCGACACCTCGCATTGGCGCGAACTGCCCCCACATTTTCTGCTCTGCCTTGATCCTGGCGGAAACAGCATCTTCAAACTTCTTGAAATAGCCGAGCCAGATTTGCTTGTCTCCGCCCTTAATGTAGGCCCGCCAAAAACCACGCCGAGCGTCAAAGGAGACGCCAGTGCAGCCGCTGGTATTGCTTGAATATTTGGTGATGTTGCGCGAGTTCTCAGCCCTGACTGCCTCGCGCAAATTTTTCCACGAATTGTCGTGGCGGATTTGGTTGATGTGGTCGATTTCCTGGGTCGGAAGAGATCCGGTCATCCAAAGAAATGCTATCCGGTGAGCCAAGTACCGCTGGTTGTCGATTCCAATCCTGAGATAGCCATCACGGCAGATGCGCTTAACGACTGTCCCAACAGTGGCCCTATTACTATTAGTCTTCTTCCAGAAAAATGCACCCGTTTCAGGGTTGTAGTCCAACAGTTCGCGAACCCGATCTTGAGTCAACATCACAAAATCTCCACATCGACAACAGCGATGCCAGCGCCCACCATCCCGAGTTGAACAGCGGCAGCGCGGCTGAGATCCAGATCCCTCCCGGGTTCAAACGGGCCTCGATCCGTTACCCGGACGATGACACTTCGATCCCCGAGTCGGCATCGCAACCGTGTGCCAAAGGGGAGGTATTCATGTGCCGCCGTCAGCGCGTTCATGTCGAAGACTTCGCCGCTGGCCGTCTGACGCCCGTGGTAGGGATGGCCGTACCACGAGGCCACCATGAGATTGAGCTTCCTGGGGGCTTCGACCGGCTGCGGCTTCGGCGCCGGAGTCGTAGCCCTGGCCGCCATGTGGAGGATGAAGGAGAGGAGGAAGTTCACTGCATCCCCCCGCAATGCCCACCAATGCCGTCCAGGGTGGCCCGCAGCCGGAAGAGGTCGGGCTGAAGCGCCGCCTGCTCCTTGGCGTCCAGCTTGCCGTCCTCAAGCGCCTGGATCAGCAGCTGGACGAGCTTGCCCGCTTGGGCACTCAGGGAGCCCGTGAGGGCGGGGAGCGCGGGGATCGTCACCACCGGTTCGGCCGGCGCCAACTGGTGGCCGCAGTGGCGCGCCAGATAGGCCAGCACCTCGGAGCCCACCTCGCGCCGCCAGATGGGGAGCATCCAGGCCGGCATGGCCTCGTGATGCTCGTCAGAGAGCCACCGGCAGATGGTCGCCGGGTCCACGCCCGCCTCGATGGCGAGGCACTTCTGGGGCGTCCCGGAGGCGGCCAGTTCGGCGCGCATCTGGTGCTTGAGCGCAAGGGACAGTCTATGGCCTTGCGTGTTGGTGGGGCTGATACTCATGGTGGGAGGCTCCATGCGGTTAGAGGGAGGCGAAGGAAAAGGACACGGCAGGCCCGGCGGCCTCCCAGACGCCTACGCCCTTGCGGGGCGCGCCTGCCGTGTGGTGAATCCCTTCCCCACTCAGGCGTGTTCCGGCACAACCCGAGGTAGAGGGGGAAGGGAAGTAGGCCCCGCCCGCTGGTTGGTCCAGCCGTGCCGTCCGGCTAGGCCCTTCGCTGGCCATTGCCGTGCCCGTCGCCACGCGGGCTCGGGGGCGGGGGAAGGTGCACCCATCCAACCCCTCATCCCCCTGCCGGTGCTGGTCGCGCTGGTGTCGCGCGGCCTGCTGGCTGAGGCCCTGAGGGTGGACGAGGATGAGGAGGACGAGGGGTGAGGTCATGCGGCGTCCTGCCCCTCGGTCGGCGGCTCCCAGA